CAGCGTTCCAGATTGGTCAACCGCAATCGTCCGGGGCTCTTCATTTGCAAGAGGGCGGCCATTCCCAGCCTGTTGCTTCACGCGATCTAAATCGACCTCAAAGATTTTCGGCCGTGACCGCGCCGGGCAGCGAAACGATAGTCTTGCGATTGCTCGCTCCGAACGGGAACATCGAGGTGGCATTGTCTGTTTCCGAAATAGAAAGCATCTTTGAAACGATCGGCAAAGCGTTAACTCTCGCTAAATCGCTAGAATTTCCGATCACGCGACAATAAGTGATAGTACGCGCTCCGGGTCGCGCCGATCGGGCGCAAGGCGCGCCGCGGCGGCGGCCAGCCGGGCGAGAGTCGCGGGCTCGGGCTCCTTCACGTCACGCACGCCGCGCCGCCCGGATTTGCCAGCGCCAAATCGCGGCGCAGCGGCGGGAGCAGCAGGTTGTGCGAGGATCGGGGGGCCGAAAGGCAGCGTGGCATATCGGGCATTCCCGCTCGGAAGGCTTGGCGCGCAGCCGCCCGGCGCAGCGGCGGGAGCAGCAGGTTGTCGCGCCGCCATCGGGCCGCCGCTTCGGGCGAAACATCTTCCCGCACACCGGGCATGGCTCGCCAACAAAGCGAGACGGCCGCGCGGCGATCGCGCACGCTTGCGAGCAAAAGCGCGAGAGCCTGCCGGTGCGGCGCAGCTTGGGCTTGAACGACTTTCCGCAGGCCGCGCACGGCCGCGCCCGATAGACGGTCACCGCCAGTTTCCGGCAAGCTCGCGAGCAATATTTTCGACCCAGCTGCCGGGTCAGAAAATACCGGCCGCATTGCTCGCAATTCCGCGCCCGCGCCAGGAGGGTTTTCTCTGTCTTCGCCGCCTCGCCGGCCAGATACTGCGCCAACGTGGCCTTTTTGCCCTCCAAGAAAACCCTGTGGGCATGCGCCCGCGATTTGCACACCTCGGAGCAATATCGCATCGCGACGCCATTGCTCGACCCGCCATCGAGCGGCAACGGCCGGCCGCAGCGCTCCCAGGCGCACCAGCCGCGCTCGGTGCTGGTATCGGCGTATTCGAGTTGTCCCTCCCACCACGCCGGCCGCTCGGCGCCGATGCGGCCCAGCGCCGCCGCGACCACCGCCGCGGCGGTCATGTCGGACACCGCCCACAGCACGCCTTCGAGGCACAGCGCCGAGCGCAGCCCGGCGCGGCACGAAGCCTCGTAGCGGAACTTCGTCGGCGCCCCGGCGCGCAGGACCCGCTCCACGTCATCGATGATCGGCGCCGGCAGCTCGATGACAAACCGGGGCTTTCGCGCCTCCGCGCGCGCGAGAACCACCACATTCGTCAGCTCGCGATGGCTCCAGCGCCATCTTTCGCGCCGGCTCACACGAACAGAAACCCATCCGGCCGGCCCGTCTCGTAGACGCTCGGCCCGCTTTCGTTGGCAAGCGCCCGGCCGATCGCCATCGCCACCGCAACGGCGCCGTCGATCTTCCCCACCGATTTGTGCTTCGCGAACTTGATGTTGCCGGCGGCGTCGGGCTCGACCCGGATGTTGGCGATATTCCATCGCAGGATCGGATCGCCGCCGGCGCGGAATTCCCGGCCGAGGATGGCCCGCTCCATTTCCTTGCACGGCGCCGACATGCTGGCGAAGCCTTGACCGAACTGCGTGACCGGCAAGCCGCGCTCTTGCAGCCGCGCGAGGAAGCCGACCGCGCCCCAACGGTCCACGGCAATCTCGCGCACGTCCAGCTCGCCGCACAGCTCCACCAGGTCGGCGACGATGCGGTCCTGATCGATCGAATTCCCCGCGGTCACGACCAGCCGGCCCGATTCCTTGAAGGCGTCATAGGGCAGGTTGTCGGCGACGCGCCGCCGATATTGCTCGGCCGGGCAATACTGCCGGCCCCATACGAGCCAGCCGCCGCCATCGCCGGGCGCCACCGCATAGAGGGCGGCGAGGTCGGAGACGCTCGCCAGGTCCACGCCAATGTGCACCGAGCGGCCGGCAAGCGCCGACAGCTCCACGGCCGCGCCGGCCCCTTCGTCGTAGGTCGGCATGTCAACCCAGGTGACGGCCGCGCTGTCGCCCCAGATGTTGAGATAGAGCCGCTTGAACATCTCGCGCTGCGACGGGATTTCGGCCGCGCGCTTTGCCGTCATCCGCATTTCCTCGAGCGAGCGGAAGCCGCCGGCCAGGGCGGGGTTCACGGCGCGCCATACCGCTTCGTCCTGCCAGTCGGCATCATGGGGCGCCTGGTAGAGGATCGGCAGGAACGTTTCATCCTCCACCTCGCCGCGCTCCACCTTCATCGCGTAGTCATACAGCTCCCAGGCAAGATCGCCGCGGCCGTGGCCCGCCGTGGTGGTGACGATCGTCACCGGACACAGCCGCTTGCCCATGCTCGAAACCAGCACTTCCCAGAGCTCGCGCGTGGGCCAGGCGTGCACCTCGTCGGCCAAGAGCGTCGATACCGACAGGCCGTGCTTCGAATAGGCTTCGTGCGAGATGGCCTTGTAGGTGCTGTCCGACCTGGGGTGCACGATCAGCCGCCGGCTGTCGATGATGCGCGCCACCTGCGACAGCTTCGGGTCCGCCCGGATCATCCGCGCGCTGCTGTTGTAAGCGATGCTGGCCTGCTCGCGATCGGCGGCGGCGGAAATCACCTGTCCGGCCGCGTCGCGCTCCGGACCGAACAGGCACAAGAGCCCGATGGCGCTCGTAAAGGTGGTCTTGCCCGAGCCGCGCGGCAGCAGCATGAAGACCGTGCGCACCTTGCGGTGCCCGGCCGCGTTCACGTCGCCGAAAACCTTGCGCACGATGCGAGCCTGCCAGGCGGCCAGCTTGAACGGCCGGCCGGCAAGCGGTCCTTCGGTCAGCTGCATCTTCTCGATGAAGCGCACGGCGCGCTCGCCCTTGCCCATCGGGTCGGCAATCGGGCCTTGCAAGAAGCGCGTGCCCGTCAGGCAGCCCGGCGGAATGGTCATTCGAGCATCCCCTCCCAGGGGTCCGCCCTCGGCGCCTCGGTGTACTTGCCACGCCGCTGCGGCGTTAGGCCGAGCTCGGCGGCATAGAGCCGCACATCACGCATGGCGATCGTCAACATCTTGAAGGCCGGATGCGTGACCGGGCCGCGCTCCGTCCGAATGATATGCCCCTCGGCGTCCATTAAGGCCGAGTACTGCCGCATGGCGCCAACCGCCCGGCAGTAGGCTTCGAGGGTTGCCATTGCGTCATCACCGAGCAGCTTGCGGCGATGCAAGACCGGCGCAACACGCTTCCATTCCTTTCGCGCCTCGTCGTTCAGTCCAGGCGGCGCCGATGGACAGCGATTCGGCGCAAAATCCCCCTCGATCACCGTCAAGCTCGGCTTGCCGCCCTTCATGGCAAAGCCCTTTCCTGTCGAAAGCCCATTACGGGCCGCGCCGCGCGCGAGACCCCGGCTCGGTTCGGGCACCCGTCACGGTAGAAATACAACCCCCTTCCCCCTATTGGCGCCCTCGTCCGCGATGGTACGTTGCGAATGGTGTGCCCGGCACATTGCGCGGCAATTGCCGGCATCGAGGCGCGGTCCGCCGTCACGCAATGCGGTAATGTGATCGACATCGGTTGCGGGCTGGCCGCAGCCAACGACGCAGCATATTGGGTGGCGGCGCAGATAGGCGCGGCGGAAAGTCTGCCAATCGGCGTCGTAGCCGCGGGCCGAGCGGGTGCCGCGGCGCCGGTCATAGGCGGCGGCGCATTGCGGACAGCGCGATCCGGTGAAGGGCGGGTGGCCGCGCGGACAATGGCGGGGCGGCGCGTACGGCATCCTCAGCCTCGCACCGTCAATTCGATCCGGGCGAGGACGCCGCCGCGCCCGTAGAGATACGACACCGCCTCGATGTTGCGCTGGAAGCCTTGAACGGTGATCTTATCGCCCTTGCGCAAGCGCCGCATGGAGCCCACCGCGGAGGGCGCCAGCACGATGCGGCTGTCGCCTTGGATGAGGCTGCCGACAAGCTCGGCCGGCCGGTAGCCGCGCACCCATGCGGCGCATGCGACCGACAGGTTCTCGGGCACGAGCCTGAGGGTCGCGGGCTCGCCGGCGCGGTCGAGAGCACGATCGAGGGCGGCGGCTTCGGGCATCATAGATGCGGCTGCCGATACGCCGACAGCAGCCCTTCGACATCGGCCGGCAATGCGCCGGTCCGCGGCCAATAAGTGGTGTCGAGAATGTCCCGCACGTCCTCTTCGCGCACCATTGGATCGCGCTGGCGAGCGAACCATGCGGCCTTGACCAGCGCGATTGTCGCGCGCTCGATCGCTTGCGGCAGCGTGCGATTGGCCGCGTCAGGCAAGATGTACCCGGCGTCGTATTGGACGACGATCTTGCCCGGACGCCAGCAATCGCGGCTGTCGGCGCCGTCCAGGCGATAGACGATGCCCCGATCCAGCTCCATCTCGTAATCGGCCGCCGTGAGGGCGCTGCCGTCGTGGGTGATGCTGGCGACCGACACGACTGGCCAGCGCGCCAGCAGCAGCGAATCCGTGACGCGGCGCAGGCGGAACGTCTCTGAGACGGTTTCGAGGGCGAAGCTGCGGGAGCACCAGCCCCGCACCGCGTCGCTCGCCTGATCGATCAAGGCAGCAAGGAGCACGTCGTCGCCGTCGTCCCTCAGGTCGAGCTCGCGCCTGACGGACTCCAGTGTGACGAGCCGCTGCGTCGCGGCCGGAGTGATGACGGTCAGCATTAGGCCGGCGGGTTCGCTGTTGGCGCAATGCGCGGGTAGCCCAGCAGCCAGCATCCCGCAATGAAGATGTTGCCGCTGTCGTTGCCGCTCGGCGTAATGGTCACCCGGCAATAGCGCTTCGGCCCGACGTAGCCGATCTTGCGCAGCTCGTTGTCGTCGTCGAATTGAAACCCGGCCAGCGCCTCGGTGCCCAGCAGGAATTTGTCATCGACCGCGGCGTGATCCGACAGATTGGCTGCGTCGCCATCCTCGAACAGCACCGCGAAGGTGGCATTGGCGTCGGTATTGGCGCCGATCAGGATAACGAACTCGCAAGCGCCGAAGCCCAGCGTATCGACGATTTCGCTGACGTAGGGCGTATTGTCCGTTCCGGCCGCGACGGGCGACAGGCCGCGCTTGGGATAGATGTTGTTGTGTAAATCGCGCATTGAGGATTCTCCGATCAGGATGTGGCGATCTTGAGCTTGCGCAGCGCCTCGGCCTTGGCGACGCCGGCGGCAACGCGGCGGCGACCGTGAAACCGCGTCATCCCTTTGGTGGCGACGCTATATGGGTCGCGCAACACCGACAGCGGAACCCTGTCGAAAACCCGATACCCTTGCATGAAGTCGCCGAACACCACCGGAAAGGCATTGCCGGCGACGTCCGGCATGTCCGGCATCTCGACCACCGGGCGGCCCAGCAAGGTCGTAGCCGGCGAATTGGCAATGTCGGCCGTCATGAGCAGATAGGTCCCCGTAGTCGGGTCCTGGAGCTTGCGGACGGCGCCGAGCGTCGTGGCGTTCATCGCCCATGTGCCGTTGGCCCGGTACGGCGTCGGCAGTGCATGGAAAAGGTCGATCAGCCCGCCTGCCGTAACCTTGCTGGCGTCGCCGCTGGGCGTGTAGGCCAGTCCGCTGTCCTGCATGAACCCCAATGGCCGCTTGACGCCGTTGCCGTTGACGAAAGCCTCGCCCTCGGCCCGCCCGAATTCTTCGGCGAATTCGAACGACAGCTCCGCCGCAATGTCAAAGGCCGCATCGTCGAGGAGCGCATTGCTGACATCGACATAGCACGCCAGCTCGCGGACATCGTAACGATTCTGCCCGAAACTGGCGCTGGTCTCGGGACGATCTTCCTGTTCGTCAACCCATGCCGCCGTCAGACCGCCAGTGCGGCGCGGCAGCAGCGCCGCGGCGCCGCCGATCGGCATCGCGCGGGCAATGGCGCGAACCGGGCTGAACAGCACCACGTTGCGCAGCAGCTCGGCGACAAACTGATCCGGCGCAAGGTAGCCGCCGGCCGTGTCGTCACTGACGCGCAGCGAGCGGATTTCATCCGCCGACAGCGCCTCGCGGCCCCGCCGGACGAAGCTTACAAAGGCGCGCAGCTCGGCCGCGGCAGTTGGAACCGCATCATTGCCGCTGCCGACGCCGGGGCGGCGCATCACCGTCTCGGCGCGATCGAGCCGACCGCGCAGCTCGGTCAGCGCCGCGTCGAGCGCGCCAAAGCGTTGATCGGCCGCCGCCGTGAAGGTGTCGATCGCCGTGCGGATTTCGGCCGCCGGGTCGGGATTGTCGTTGCCGGTCACGGCGCCGTCCAAAAACTGTTGTTCCATCACTTTCCCCTCAACCGGGCCGCGCACCCGCGGATGAATGCGGCGAGCCCGGCCGCAACGGGTTCCGAGCGAACAGAGGTGACGCGAGCCGCCCCTTGGGCGGGGCGCGCCACCATGCTGATCTCGATCAGCTCGACAGCCTCGACGCGTCTGCCGCCCTTGGGGTTGGCCGAAGCCCTCGATGTGCGGAAGCCAATCGACAGCCCGTCGATCGCGCCGGCCCTCAGGAGCGCGTAGGCATCGCGCCCCGCCGTAGCGTCGAGGACCAGGCTGCCCGACACCCGCAGGCCGCGGGCATCCTCGGCCACGCTATGCCACACGCCAATGGGCTGCGCCGGGTCATGCGACCACAGCATCAACGGCCGCGTGCCCTCGGCGCGATGCCGTTCCAGGCTGCGGGCAAAGGCGCCGGGCAGGAGGGTGTCGCCAAAGCTGTCAGCCACGTTGAACACGGCGGCATAGCCGGCAATCGTGCCGGTCTCGTCCGGGGTGAGGCGAATCTCGATATCACGCGTCTGCATTGGGCGCCTCCGAGCGCGGCGCCGGCGCGGTGTTGACCGGGCGCATGTAAGTTTCGCCGCCGCCGTAGGGGCCGCGATTTTCCATCGCTCGAATTTCATTGGGATTGTAAATACCCGCATTGATCGCCTGGCTGTAGGCCGTGAACCGGGCCGCGAGGTCGGCGCGCGCCAGGTCGTCAACCAGAAACTCGGCGTAATAACCCGGCCGCCGCTCTTCGGGCGTCAATAGGGTGAGCCGCATCGAGTCCTGCCAGAGCCTCAGGATCGGCAGGATGCAGAATGTCAGGAATTGCTGCCCCAGCGCCTCGGCATTGGAATGCGTGGTCCGCTCCAAATCCGCCAGCAGGTGCAACGGCACGCGGAAAATCCGCGCAATTTCCTGCAGCTGGAATTTGCGCAGCTCCAGAAACTGCGCGTCAACACTGCTCAGCTGCAGCGGCTGAAATTCGATGCCGGCCTCCAATATCGCCGTGCGGCCCGCGTTCTCGCCGCCGCGGTATTGGCTGTCGAAGGATTTGCGCAGCCGCGCCAACAAGTCGTCCGTCAGCGTGCGGCCGTATTTCAGCACCCCGGCCGGCCGGGCGCCGCGACCGAAGAGCCCGGCGCCGTGCTGCTCCAATACCAGCCCGAGGCCGATCGCCTCACGGCACAGATCGACGGGCGATGCCCCAATATCCGGGCGAATGCCAATACCGCGGATGTGAAGGATTTCGGCGCGGTCGTATTGGCGCCGCATGCCGGCGCGGTCGGTGACGGTATAGATGGGCTCCATCGTCGCCGAATCGCACTCGACCGCGACCGTGCGGGGATCGAGCGCAATCAATTCCGCGATTGCGCCATCTTGTCGGCCGACATAGGCGAACGCGTTGCCGTGAAGCGAAAGAAAGCTCTGCATGACGAGCCGGAATTCCGCCGCCGGCATCCACGGGTTTGCGGCCTCGGTCAGCAGCCCGTGGAGCGGGTGATCGTCAGCCCGCTCCCGGCCCCCGTCCGGCGCCCGCCGGTACAAGTGGAGCGGAAGTTGCGCGATCGTCTCGGCCAGCACCCTGACGGCGCCGAATACCGCCGTGGAGCGCAGCGCCGTCTCGGCCGTAATCGCGATGCCGGCGGCCGTTGGGGCGCCGCCGAGCAACGCCAATGTCAACGGGTCGTCGAGCCGACCGATAGACCGCCGCTCGGTGCCGCGAAACAAGGTCCGAAAGGCCGAAAACAATAAATCCCCCGCTACGCTCGAAACCATCTACCCATGTAAGCGAGAAACGGTGTCAAATCAAGATGGAGAATGCGTACGTTGAATTACATGTCCGCGCGTATCGTTGCCTGTCCGCACGTGTCGTTACCTGTCCGCGCGCGTCGTTACCTGTCCGCCGATAGAAATCGCCGCTAAGGGGCCTGCGGAGCCCGCTGGCGAGCTTCCGCCGGCGGCGGCGGCAAGGGTAGCCGAGGCATGCCGGCTTGCGCCTGCGCGGCCTTCCTGGGGGCCTGGCGTCAAGCATTGACCGATGTCGCCGCCCGTCACGGGACGCCTGGCAGCCTCCGCCCGCAGGTCGATCAGCCATTGCTCGATCACGTGGATCATCCCGTCACGCGGAATGCCGAAATTGTGCTCGCGGCCGCGGCGCGTCCTCACGCGGATCACCAAACTGTTCGGCTCCGTCATCACAGTCAGGAGGCGGAACTCCGCCACCAGCTCGACCCTCACGATGTCGTCCATCACACTCTCCCTCCAACGTTTGGGGCGCCCGCGCCGCTTGCTCTCGCGATTTACGTCGTGCTGCATGACGTAATTCCCTCCGGGGTGCGCGGGTCCGGCATCAACTGCGACACCGCGGCGGCGAGCCGCAAATCCGTCCCCGATCAGCTGCCCGCATCGACCCGCCCCCGGTGTGTCTCTGGCAGCGCCGACAGGGAAGAATCTTCCTTTGCCGGCGGTGGTGCCAGCCATGCCAACCGCCTCGGTGCCAACCACCATCGGGGTTCTAAAGGAAACCCCCCGATGGTTGGCAGTGGTGCACGCCGGCAGGTTGAAAGGCGGTTGGCACCGCAGTTGGCAAGGCGGTTGGCAGATGGTTGGCAATGGTTGGCATGGTTGGCATGGTTGGCACGATTTCGGACCCGCAGTTGGCAAGGCGGTTGGCAAACCCCAAAAACGGTCATTTTCAACTATCGGTTTGGTTGGCAGCCAAAATCGGCAGTTGGCAAGGGGTTTCAGCGCCTTTTTTGGCTTGCGAATGCTGCCGATCCCATGCCGCTTGTGCGCTGGCGAGCGCATCGGCCTTGGCTTCGCCCAAGTCGCGATAGATGCGGTTTTCCGGATCGCAAATGCTGCCCTCCGGCATGGCGATCAGGTAACGCCGGTCGTCAGTGAGCGTTTCTATAAAGACCGGGATCGCGGCATCGCGCGGCGGTATGCGCCAGGCGATGATCGGGACAACCTCAATGCAGATATGATCCTCGGTTGGGCGCCTGTGGGGATCGGGGCAATAGAGCCACAGCAGGATCGCGGTGGCGCCGGGTGCGGCAGAGACTACGGTAGCTGTCGCTAATTCAAGATCGATATTAGCTAAGGTTTCGCCGAGCTTATCGTCTCGGCTGTCGTAGTACGATCGGCACCAGACGCCATGTTTGTTTTTAAACTCAACGGTTCGCGTAACCCGATCGAGATTGATATATCCGCCGTCAAACGATGAAATAAAACAGCTCATGAGTTTTCCTTCCTAATAAACCACAACAGCTTGTCATTACACGCGAGCCAATTCGCCGCGATTAACTCACGACGGTATTTCGACAAAATAGCATCGCGGCGGTTTTGAGCCGCGCGCATTTTTTCTCTATCCGTTGGGATTTGATCGAGCAACCCGAGCCGGATTGCCTCGGCTTCCCAACGTTCTTTTGTTAAGGCGAGGCGACCAGCCGATGCCGGCATTTTTTGGCCGTGCGCAGCGATCGCGTCGCCAAGGGCGCCAAAGAACTTGGAGGCCATCGGGCTCGGCGGTTTGGTGCCCTTTGGTTTGGCGTTCGATTGCGCCGCCGGCGGATCGGCGGGAACGATGGCGCACGACAGGATCGGGTCGCCGTTGTCGTCGTAACCGACTTCGACCACAGCCAGACGGCTGTAAGCTTGCGCGCCCGCGGCGCCGTCTCGCATGTTTTGAACTTCCGCGCAGATGATGCCGCCGGCGTCTTTTGCGATCGCAATATCGGCGTCGACCGCGCCGATCAGAGATGTATGGCCGCGCGGGTGCGTCGCGTCATAGCCGCAATGGTGCACGATCAGAATGGCGCATTGGAATTGCTCGGCGAGGCGGACAGCGGCTCGAACATACGCACTCATGTCCTCATCTTTCGATTCGCTGCCCTTGAGGGATCGGTTGAGGGTGTCGATCGTTATTAGGCGGATCGGCCGATCGCCGAATTGCGCAAAGATATCTTTGGCGACCGCTTCGGCATCGCGGATCAAGTCGAGCGATGTCTCTTTGCAAAGCCAAAAGGGAGGGTCATCCGGCACTGCGGCAGCATGGAATATCCGCCATGCCTCTTTTCGTGCCGCGAGCCCGGCAACGCCTTCGCAGGCGATATGCAGCACCTCGCCTTGTTCGACCTCGCGCCCGCGATACGGCCAACCGAGCGCGACGTGCATTTCCAGGTCGAACGCCCAGAAGGTCTTGCCACACTTGGGCTTTCCCCAGACGATAACGACGCCGAGCCGCGGGATGATGCCGTGCACCGTGTAGGCCGGCGCCGTCCCAAGCTCGATGTCGCGGAACCGTGTGAACGTGAACCGTTGGGCGCCGCGATCGTGCCCGTTCGGCCGCGGCGGCACGGGCTCAGACTCCTCGTCGATGAAGGCCGGGTCCATCACGCGGCCCTCGTCGGAGTCCATCCGGCCACCCGCGCCAGGCGAACGAGTGTCCCGATGCCGATCTTGGATGGCGGCGAGCGGTGGTAATGACGCCACCGAGCGGCGGTCGTATATGGGTTATACTTTGGCGACTTGGCGGACCAATCGTCGAATACTATGCCGCCATGATCGGAGCCGTCCGCCGCGGCGAAGATCGCCATGCCGACGCGATTCCAGCCGTGCCAGTCCTCGCCATCATTGGGGATGGCCGCAACCAGCTCGGCGAGGTCGAGATCGTCGCGCGTCACCTCGCGTCGGGGCTTGGGCTGCCATCGGGGCGCGTCGGGATCAGGTAGGGCGAGCCAGGCATAGGCTGCCCGGCCGAGCACGGGGTCTGCCTCGCGCAGCAGGTCGGGCAGGTCCGGTCCTGGTCGCATGGCCGCATGGTGGCTGACATGTCGGGCGACCAGGCAGGGCACGGCCAGATAGGCGCACCGTCGCCGCAGCTTGGCGGCCCCGAACACGGCCGGGGCGATGGTGTCGCCGTGCCATGAGATCGTCTCGCCGCTCGGATGCACGGATGGCGGGAGCACGGTTTGGTGCGCGCCGCCATCTCGGCCGGCAGCCCGCAGCTCGAGCAGCATGCTGCCGCCGTCCGGGGCGGCGAATGCCTCGTAGACCGCGCCCTGCGCGATATAGAGCCGATGCGATCGGGGTTTTGAGCCCCGGCCGAACGCGGCCCCGGTCGGCGGAAGGTAGAGGTCGGCGAGCGCCAGCGCCTCGGCACAGTCGAGGTCGATATCGACGAGCTCGCCCGACCGCGGGCCGAGGATGACGCCGACGTTGCTGCCGCTCGGGAAATCCTCGGCGCCGAATCGGCGGATCTGCCAGCCGGCGATGCGCGGCCCCTTACGGCCGGCGGGGATCGGGACCAGCGACCACCCGCGCCGGAGGTAGTCGGCGATCAGCTCGGGGCCGGTCATGGCTCGCCCCGCCGCCACAGGTCGTCCACCGGATCGTCCGGCACGCTGTCGGGCCGGATCGGCGGTCTATCGGGCGGGCCGCCCGCATAGGCGGTGCGCGCCCTGGCTGGCCGCTCGGCCCGCACGGCGACCCGAACATCATCCTGGCGTTTTTCGCCGTCGGCGAAGAACAGATAGTGCGTCGGCCGGATTTAGTCTTCACCGCGGTCGCGATTACTCAGGATTACTATTTTGACGCCGCCGAGACGACTGACGAAATACTCGTTGCCGGCGGCGCTGGTCTTGCGCCACAGCCCGGCGGCCCGCAGCATCGGGGCGCCGGTCACGGCCGCCTCCGGGCTTGCGGCCGGGGCTGGGATCGGCTATACAGCCGGGGCGAGTATGACTGTGTATCGATCGGGGCGGCCTGTCCGGGGCCGCCTCGTCGCTTTTTGGGCGGCCCGGTGCGGGCCATCATGCCGCCTCGCCCGTGCTGCGCTGGCGGCCAGCTGCGACCCATGCGTCGAGGTCGCCGCGGTCATAGACCACGATCCGCCGCGCGGGCCCGATCCGGTAGTACGGCGGTCCGTCTCCGGTCACGCGCATCTTGTCGAGAGTCGATTTGCCGAGGCCGAGATATAGGGCGGCCTCGCGCACACGCATCTTGCGATCCGTCGTCATCGTCACTCCGGTATATTTCGCCGCGATCGGCGACGAGTGACGATGTATTAGCCGACCCGAAAATAACTAGCGGAAATATCCGCAAATTCCTAATTTGGGGATTTGGGGATTGGCTTATTTAATTTTCGACAGCAGGTCGCCGCAGGTGCGGCCTAACAGGGTGCGGAAATTCGCTATTCGGCTTGGCGATGATCTGATTCACTGAGCTGGTGGGATTTTCTAGTGTCGCGAATCTCAATTGGCGTACAAAAACTCATGCGGGCTGGAGATTGTCGAGGGTGGCGCGGGCGCGGGTGATTTTGGCCAGGATGTCGGCACCGCGGGCGCGCCAGCGATAGGGCTTTGG